CGTCGGGCAGGCAAGGTACTGAGTGCCGATCAAACTCGACCAATCATACATCTTTCGGCACTTCCCGATAAGAGCTTCCTGATTGGCGTAGATCCTTGTCCAGCCGCCAATCTTCTCGGGCAAGCCGTTTCTGAAGCGAATATAATCGGAGTCGAACCAACCGCCGCTGTTTGCGTAGTTGGTTGAGTCTCTGTTAATACCCGGCTGTAATTTGATTTTGGCGAGCATTTAAATGCCCTTAAGAAAGGTTCTTCAGTTTGTAGAGGGTTTTGAGGTAGATGGCCACGATCTCATCAAGGATGTTTTCGAGTGCCGGGACACCATGACCGATCTTGGCGCGGTTACGGGAGATCCAGTTGGCATCATCTGTGAGGCACTTGATAATATCCACAGACTCATCCTTGCAGGACAGATCAACGTGACCGATGATCCCCTTCGAGCCCTGACAAGCCTCTACAAGCTTGTCGAGGGCGTCGATAAGGTCATCATAAAACGATCCAAGAGCCTTATGCTCAGCATAGGATTTCGTCTTCCAATGCGCGAGATGCGCTTGGTTGCGGGTCCGGAACACCATTGCAATGAGTTCTTCAATCATTTTGCTAAGTCCAAGCTGCATGTACACGGGTGACGTTAGAGCTACTTGCCCACGTACTGGTGATGTCAAAAGTGCCTGTTAAAGTCACAAGGGCACCACTCTGGGCAGCACTAAATTGTATCGCAGAGTACTGTAGTGTGGCGTTTGTCCAGCTTCCAAAAGCACCAGCAGAGTTGTTTACGCTGTGCAAGGCCAGCCCAATGCCGCCAGAGGGCATGGCGAAGGAGAGAGTTCCAGTGGTTACGGAGGCAAAGGTGGTTCCCGCACTGTAGGCTGGAGTAGGTGAGCTTGGGTTTACCAAGTTCCACACAGAGAAACCAAACGCAAACTGCTGCGTGCTTGTCGTGACAACCACGTTACCGGAGGTAAGTGAATTGTTTAGCAGTGTCCATATTTCTGTAGGACGACCTTGAGTGGCACTAATCTGATATTGCCTAGTGGCCGCATTACCACCGACAGTTACAGAACTGATCTGTCCAGCGGTGGAGTTTACACACCCGTGAGTGCAAATAACGATGTACCGAGTATTGCCTGACGAAACCAGCGGTCCAAGGCCCTGAGATGTCCCTGTGTAACTTGATGCGGCACTGCCAGAACGAAAGTTCGAGATATAGGTAAGGCCGAACGCAGCTTTTTTGCCCGGCAGCATCCCCATCGTGAGTGGCATTCCTAGAATAGGTGCCAAAAAATCAAGGTTCTCGCGCTTAACGATGGCGGGTTTTGGAAGAACGATCTTTGGTTCTTCCGGTACGATGAGGCCAGATGCGAGCATGGCGGCGAGGGCGGGCTTCACAATCATGTTGCGATGTCTCCAATGAGGTACCACTCGTCGGTGGCGTTCTTCCAAAGTGTTGCACCTGAATACTGACCAGTAAGCTTTAGTTTAGAGCCAGAGGAACGGATCGTAACGCCAGCGCCGCCAACCGTGACCTGTCCAGCGCCGATTTGAACGAGGTCAATTCGCGTATTAAGTGGGAACGCGACAGAAGCGTTCGTGGGGATGGTCAATGTGATGGCAGAAGAATTACTCAAGGTTATAAGCTTGCCTGCATCAGTCAACACAAGAGTATAACTTGTGCTTGACTGAGCATTTGCTGGGACTGTAGTAACTGTATCGTAAACTTGAGCAGTTGTGGCTATTTGAGTTGTGTCTGTGTAACCAGCCGCAGACGGAGCGGTTGGTGTCCCTGTGAGAGATGCAGTGACTCCTGTGATCGAGCCACCAGTAATACTCACTGCGTTCGCATCCTGTGTCGCGATTGTGCCGAGACCAAGTGTAGTGCGCTGAGCAGAGGCATCTGCGTCATCGATAAGAGCCGCGCCAGCAACAGAGACTGTCACGTTCGAGGCGGAAATATCAAGCGTTCTATTTGATGCCGCGCCAGTGGTGAGCGTCAACACTGTATTGGCTGTGAGATTAGATCCCACAGCTATCGTCATCACATTCGAAGCGTCAGTGTCCCTAATCGAGATGCCAGAAGCATTCGCAACAATTGTACCGCCCGTGATTGCAACAGCGTTGGCGTTCTGTGTGCCAAGCGTACCGACTCCAAGGTTGGTTCTTGCAGTCGCTGCATCAGATGCCCCAGTGCCGCCGTCAGCAACAGCAAGATCTGTAATGCCAGTTATCGATCCACCAGTGATCGAAACGGCGTTTGCGTTTTGCGTGGAAATCGTGCCAAGGCCAAGCGTAGTGCGCTGAGCGGAAGCGTCAGCATCGTCAATAAGTGCAGCACCAGCAGTGGAGATTGTCACATTTGATGCAGAGATATCGAGAGTTCTATTTGATGTGGCACCAGTGGTGAGTGTAAGGATTGTATTCGCTGTGAGATTCGATCCAACAGCAATCGAAAGGATATTCGACCCATCACTATCCCTTACGCTCAGGCTGGAGGCATTTGCGATAACAGAAACATTTGACAGCGATGAATTTGATACAGTGACGCCCGCCACAGTACCGCCAGTGATTGCAACGGCGTTCGCGTTCTGGGTTCCAATCGTTCCGATCCCGAGATTGGTTCTTGCCGTTGTAGCGTCAGAAGCACCAGTGCCACCATCTGCAACAGCAAGGTCTGTGATACCCGTGATGCTGCCGCCAGTGATGGCTACATTGTTGGCATCTTGGATTGCGATAGACCCTGTGATGGAGCGGGCGTCCGTTCCGTCAACATAAATAAATTCGATAATGCCATTGGGGACAGTTACGCCCGTCTGACCACTCACTTTGAAAACAACCGACTGACCGCCAGTGGTGGCGTTCTTCACGACATAGAGCTTTTCAATCGCAGGGCAGATCACATTGCGGGTGGCTGTAAGAGCCCCCGTAAGATTTATCACCATGTTGCGGGATTGGTCTGCGGAGCCGTTGCTTGTCGTGAGGGTGGTGTCGGCAACATCCGACACGGTTACAGACACATAACCGCCGATAGCCTCTTCAAGGAGAGTGCCGAGGTTGGTGTTGGTGGTAGAGCCCCATGTGCCCTGCTGTTCACCAGTGGTGATGAGTTCAAGGCGAAGATTGGGAGAATAAGTTGATGCCATTTTTCTATGCCGCTATTTGCGTCCAAGTTACAGAATCTGAGTCATTGACTGGCGTCCAATTCGGGGTTTGGCCGTCTGAAATTCCAGTCCAATCAGGGGTCTGATTTGTGTCGATGAGGCTCCAGATGAGGAGGTTATCGTTTACATATCCCGTGGCTTGAACACCTGTGACATCAACTGTGACGCCACACTTTACAAAGACATTGCCAGCGGTCCCCGTGGCAGAAACCCCCGTCACAGGGATGACAGAGTTTGTTATGATTATAGCACTGCCAACCGCAGTAGTGGCAGAGACGCCAGTAACAGACGCAATTATACCTTGGTCAGCTTCGGCTGCTACCGGGAGCTTTGCAAGTGCGTCAAAACCAAGCATAGGTTCACCTTATTACCAAGGCGGGGCCATACTGCCGCCCTTTGGTTGCTTCTGAGCTTCAATGGAGTTTGCAAGGGACTGTTGCATTTCCGCCACCTGATCAGCACCAAGTGCGGTTTCCACCCATCCCTGCACGATTGATGGTGTCAGGTCTTCATACGCGATGAACGGCACACCGGGCGGCGGAAGACCAACCGTGCTGTACATTGAGGCGGTGTAATCCCCGTCCTGCGCCGTGTAGACCCAATGAACGGTGGTCACGACATCCTGCACGGGCTCTTCAGTCTGGGGGTCAATTTCATTGTAAGTGACATCCAGAGAGGGGAAAGACCACTCATAGGAAATAGCCATTATTGAGCCTCCTTGATTTCAGAGTTCTCTGCCTTGGCGGCAGCTTCCAGCTTCTGGAAAATGACCAGAGCGGCGTTTGCACTGCGGATACCGCCAGCCTTGACGGCGATGTCAAGAAGATTGGCGAGGGCATTGGCTTCTTCATTCGTCAGTTCAATTTTCATGGTTCTCCCTATGAGGCTGTGTTGGCGAGAAGGTAGTATACAGTACCGTTTATGCGGATTGCAATACGGTGCGTAGCGGCGGCGGTTGTGTTGGCGTTGACAACCGTGCCTTCCGTGAAGAGCGACAGCATCGTGTTGCCAGCCGAGAGGTCAGTAGAATAAATCTGGATGGTATCGGCAGGGCCAGTGGTTGGCGCAGTTCCGGTTGCGATTGCAAGAACTGTAGCGGCGGATGTTCCAAACGCAGAAGTTCCAAGCCCAAGATTACCAGCGGCACTGATGCGCATCCGCTCAGAGCCGTTAGTAGACCATGCAAGCGTGTCTGCGGCTGGACGCCAAAAACCTGTGTCAGGGTCAGCCGAAAATGTAAAAGATGGCAAAAGCGCAGTGCCATCTGTCACAAGCAACCCTTGGCCTTTGATTTGAAGAGGTATTACAAATGTGCCCGCTGTATTGATTAGTGTGAACGAATAGTATGCAGAGTGAAATGTTGCGCCAGCCCCTTCCGAGATCGCTGTAAAATAAGCCGCATTTCTTAGTGCTCCGCCAGTGTCAACGCTTTGGAACACAAAGGTCCCAAGTTGATCTCCAGAGTTTGCGGCGGCGGCCCCGCGAAGTTTTCTTGTGTTCCAAAATGGAGCAAAACTGTCATTTGCAATGTTGACCAACACAATCTGAGGGAGGAAAGTGCTGGATGAAGTAAAGTCAAATGAAGTGCTGCTGATGCTTGCAGCACCACCAGCGATAGTCAGAGTTCCCGTTGTTGAAACCGTTCCACCGGAAGCAATCCTAAGACGCTCAGTGCCGTTAGTAGACCAAGCCACCGTATCAGCAGCCGGAAACCACATTCCGGTGTTAAGATCACCGAACGCAGCAACAGAAGGCAAAGCTGCTGTACCAGCCCCGAAGGAAGCGACACCGTTAACAGAAAGGAGTGTGGTCGGGGAACTTGTCCCGATACCGACATTACCACTGCTGATAATGCGGATGCGTTCTGTGCCGCCCGTGCTTGCGGCAATCGTGTCTGCGGCGGGAAACCATATACCCGTGTTGGTGTCGCCAGAAGGGATAAGGGAAGGAAGAAGCGCCGTGCCCGCACTAAGAGCGCCCACGCCAGTAAGTGTTAAGCCCGTAAACTGCGGGCTATCTCCAGTGCCGAGGCCAAGATTAGTCCGTGCTGTCGCGGGGGCAACAGAGTCAAGGTCTCTAATAGCTGATGCTGGAGCGGTAATGAAGATCTGGGCACTGCCAGATAGATTAAGAAGAGAGCCTGTCGAACTTTGCACTAGAGAACGAGAAAGTGTGGTTCCGGCTGCTGTGTAGGTGCCTGTGCCAATTTCCCAAGCCGTTCCGTCTTCGATGGTGTAGTGGACTACCGCACCATTAGTTACACCCGCTGAAGCAAAAGACTGATACGCCAGCACAGCAGAGCCAAGCGTGATTGTGCCAGTGCCCGTTGTCGCGGTTGTCATCTTCGCGCGATTAAAGACATCTGGCATCGTAGTTTAAACCTTATATATTGACGGTGATAGCCGCAAAATGACAATTGAAATTGGTGTTTTTAGGCAATCCGGATGATTGCATCTGTGGCGTTCGCCGTTGGGAAAACGATCTGGAAATCACCGTTTGAAGAGGATTTATCAGAGCCAAAGGCAAGAACAACGCAAGACGCATTTGAAGAGTTTGCATTGTAGATCAATGCGCCATTTGCAGTGATCGTGGAGGAAGACCAAGTTGTGTCAGCGAAATCCACAAAGGCTGTAGTGCCGGAAGTGGTGGGTGTCACTGAAACGAGTGTGTTGCCACCAGCACTGTAGTTACCGCCAGTTGCAACTTCGTTTGTCGCGGAATAGGCAGTTGTGGAGGCACCAAGCGTGGCGGATGAAGTGTAGAGAGCGATCTTGAAGGTGTTGCCACCGGGGTTATCAAAATCATGCAGGCCCTGCATCAGACCCTGTTTAAAGCTTGTACAAAATGCTGTGGATATGGCCACTATAGCCTCCTGATAATTTCAGCCACATCAATATGGCCTTGGCTTGAAAGATTGGCGGCAAGCGTGGTTCTGTCTGACCTCACAGCCTGCCTCATGTAGTGGGTAATCACGGGGCGGATCTGATCTTTAAACGCAATCGCCTGTTCGCGAATGGCAGGATGAGACTCGCTCGAAATGAAGATCAGCTTGTTGAGGAGATCTTCTGCAACCTCCTCGACCGTGAAACCCCGCTCATTTGTGGCTCTTACAAGAAAAGACCCAACAACCCCAAAACCCCCACTCAATTCGGCACAATCCTTGGTTCATTGTTACGGTAAGTGTCGGAGCGGTTGCGGCCTTCACCAATAACCTTGAGAGCCTCGATGGCCTCTTTGTATCTTCCCGCATAGAGCGAAATAAGATCCGATTCACCCTTCAGGTAAGAATAAGCCTCGAATAAACATCCATACAAAAGGGCGGTTTCGGCGTTCTCGCTCAGCCATGTGCCGGATGTTGCCTCCACAATCGACTGAGGTTCATAGAAGTAATGAAGCTCAACTTCGTAGTTTGAGTTCGGCGGAGGCCCAAGAAGGATCGTGTCGTTGTCGAAGAGAGAGTAGTAGCGCGGCACGCCAGTGGTGGTGGTGGATGGATAGGCTTCGCGCATGAATGCCACATCCTTCGGCAGGAGGTATTCATAATTGCCATTGTTATTCACAGCAATTGAATATGTGGCGAGGTAGTCTGTCGGGGTAGAGAGGTAACGGTTGCCGCTTGATAGCGTTCCCGTTACGTTCTTCTTGAGGACAGGGATCTGCACATCATAATAGATACGTTGCTCCGCCTGCCGAATGATTGTGTTCATATCGGCAGTCGGGATGCCATTGGCATCTGTTTGGAGATACCCGTGGATGGCGTCTACAAGCTGTGAATAGGTGAAGGACATATTAGCCCTGCTTCTCCGAGATCTTCAAACCCCGTGTGGCAGCACCACCGCCACGCATCTTGAGCGGCTTCTTGAGCACTTTCATATTGCCCACATTCACACCCCGCCTCATACCACCTTCAACTGTGGCATCGGAGGGAAGCTTAAGCCGTGCGTTCTGCTTTGCCATTATCGGCCCCTCTGAATTTTTGTCTTTTGAATGCGGCCTGTGCCGCCACCAGAACCAGCCCGCATATCCTTATAGGATTTGGCGGGGGCCTTAACGATCCCACCACTTGCGTACTTTGACGAAGACCTACCGCTGCTTTTCCCTCCCGAAGAAGCAGACGCTCTTCCAGAAGAACCTGCCGAAGACATTCCACCACTCATTCCCCCAGAAGCAGATGCTCTTCCGCCGCTGGACGCCCTTGACGAAGGTCCACCTGAGCCAGAACCGCCCATCATACCGCCGCCGGGGCCTGACGAGCGTGAAGCCATTCCACCGGAACGCATTTTCTTAATCTTCTTCATATTACACCATCTTCCCCTTGCTCTTACCGCGCTGAGCGCAGCCATTTGCCTTCACAAGGCCACCCTTGGCGAGAGCCATGCCAACGCCCTTACGGGCAAGACCGCCACCCTTCATGCCAGCCTTACGGGCCATCATGCCGCCCATCTTGGGCATACCGGGATACTCTGTGCCCTTACCAGCCCGTCCCATCATGCCCATCAAGCGATCCCGAATTTGACCGGGAATCTTCTTTCCTTCTGGGCGCATGGGCGGAACAACAACACCACCCGGACCCTGAACAGGAACACCACCGCCGCCACGAACCCGACCACCCGGGCCACGAATCGGCATCGTTGTGTAGTCAGGGGCACCCTTGATGGGGCCGCGTTCATTCGGCTGTGTGCCGCGCTGCATCATTGCGTTGGCCATACCGCCGTCCATCATACGTTTCATCTTCTTTTTCTTCTTCGGCACGGTTGTGACAGTGCCGGAACCAACATAGTCGCCAGCCTTCTCCTGAGTGCGCTCAATAAGCGCCTTCATCTCTGAAGTGTCTTTCTTGCTGTAGCCGATGGGCTTCTTCTTATGCATTTTGTTCTCTTTCTTTTTATTACATCTCACCTGAGTAGGTGACTTGGCTCTTGATACCATTTATGACAAGAGAGATAATTCCAACCTGTCCTGTGGCGTAAACTGCGGGGTTTCCAACGGGGTTCCAGCCCCAAAGCTCTCGGCTTTCTACCTGAGCAGTGTCTGGGCGGGGATTAAGAAGCGCAATCGGGTCATTGATCGGAACGCGGCCAATGAAGTACTGCGGATGGTCCTTGTCGAGGCAATAGGGGCAGTTTTTAAGATTGGTAGCGCGGCCAGCGACAACCTGCACTTTAAGCTCACTGAGGTCATACCTCTGGTTGCATTGGTCGCAGAATCCAAATGCCCGCCTACCTCTTGCATACGGTACGCTCATTAGAAATTATACCCTACAAATGGTGTAAACCGTACACTGGAGCGATCACGATCTTCGTCAGCCGCAAGCTGGAAAGCCTCGTCATAGAGGTCTTTGAGCATCGAAATGCGGTCCTGAGCCTCGGGACGCTTGAGTGCGATGTGGTATGCCAGCCCCGCAGTTAAGGCGTTGTAGAACCGGAACGGCACCTGAATTGTCTGGCTGATTGGATTGGTGGCATCGTCAAGGCGCTTCATATACCAATAAGCCAGCGTGTATGGCGTGCTGGAGTCAGGAACAGGCCACAGCGTGATTTGCGGAGAGGATGTCGCGCGGTTCACATAGATCTGGTACGGCCTGCCAGTCTGTTCCTTTGTGGGGATGTTGGCATAGGTCGATACAGAAATGCGGTTGAGCGAAATATCGGTGGGAATTCCCGCGCTGCTTGTGCGCGTCACATGCTCGATATAATCCACAGCGTCAGCCGGGAGACCATCAGCGGTGGTGTAGGTTTTTTGACCCGGCACAAGTGTGAGAGTGCCGGAAGCAACAGTCCAAAGATTTAAGCCCTTGTTTGCCCACTCGGTCAAAAGGAAGTTAAGGCTGCGGCGGGCCGTTTTAAGGTCGTAGCCAGAGCGGAGTTCGAGGCCCGCCCTCTCGAACGCCTCTTCCACGATCTCCCCAATATCGGGGTCCCAAGTTGTTGTGCCGCTTGTTGTCATGTTTAAACCTTAATGTGAGCCCCGCTCCAAGAGGCATCCGCCGATTAAAGGAGCCGCCTACCCAAACGCTCACCGCCCGACTTCGTTAAAAGCTTCCCCTGTTGCCCCTATCACCGCTCTTCGGGCCAAGCTTTTTAGAACCCCGCAGATGCAAAGGTTTCGCCCTACGGCGATGCTTAGTCTTGTAGAGCGTCACAACGGCACCAATTGCCTGCTTTGCTTTCGACATTAAATTTATCCTACAGCCTGTCTCGCACTAAGCCTTTCAGCCAAGTATGTCTGATACTGAGTATAGTTCGGATCACCCGGAGATGGAATGTTTACACCAAGAT